GTTTAAATTATTTGTCATTTGATATACAACCTCGTACAATTTTTTAAAATTGTAAGTTCTAAGTTTTTTATTTTTTTCTCGAACTTTACCTGAAGGAATGTCAATAAATTTTGGTAGTGCTACAGATGCCAAGTTACAAACCGCAATCTCATCTTTACTGGTAAATTCTACTATTTCGGTACACAAATTTGAGCTCTTTATAGTTCCTAGATTTTTTTGATTGGATTTGTAGTTTACAGCATCTTTGTATAACATATACGGAGTACCTGTTTCAATTTGTGAGTCCAAAATCTTCTCCCAAAGTTCTCGAGCTTTAATTGTTTTGATAGCCTTACCATCTCTTTCATATTTGGTATAGAGTTCGGTGAATTTTTTATCTTCAGGTGAGTCATAAGCATCAATCAAACCCGGTACTTCATCTGGAGAGAACAACGACCATAAACCATCGGACTCGACCCTTTCCATAAACAGATTTGGTGTCCACATTGCTAAAAACAAATCACGTGCCCTCATTTCTTCTTTTCCATGGTTTTTTCTCAAATCCAAAAAGTCAAATACATCAGCGTGCCAAGGTTCAAGATAGACCGCAATTGATCCTTTTCTTCTACCACCCCCATTATGAACAACCCCAATATTTGTTGTATAATTAGGTACTTGGTCTATTTCCAAATCGTAAACCTCAGTATTTAATTTTGTCGTATGTACGGATTCAATTGTAACAAATTCAATTTTATCCAAATCTAAATTTACAAATTCTGTTTGTAACTCACCATCTAATGTTTGGTGATCTAAAGATATATTTAAGTTTTTCATAATCAGTTCAATTTAATCAAGATATCATCAGTTGTCAAATTTTTTGCTTCGATCCATTCAGGGTGAATTAATTTACTTTGAATTTTTTTATTTAAATCATCGTGATGTTTACCATTTTTAATCGCAAGATATAAATGTCCATCCGTCACAACGTTTTCACCAAGGGTAGTTTTAATTACAACTAAATCTCTGTCCTGTTTCTCAAATTTGTTTACTTTGGTGACATTACGATATGATCCATCAGAAGTGAGTACTAGATCACCAGCAATTATTTCTGAAATCATTTTACTATCTTGGGAGGTTTGAACTTGAGTTTCAGGGACAAAACACTGATCAACATAACGGGCGGTTTCATTAAAGACCTTTAACATCGGTACAATACCATTTGAACTTCCATTTGTACCTTTAATATAAGAACCCTTGGCTCTAATTTTGTGGATGTTAACTCCAATACCCCCAGCATTTTGAGAAATTACCGCACAGTCCGACAATGTTTTATAAATTCCAGGAATTGAGTCATCGTCAATATCTAACAAAAAACACGAACTTAGTTGTGGTCTTTTTGTCCCAGCATTAAAAAGTGTTGGTGTTGCGTGAGTAAACAATCCTTGTGATAACATATCGTAGGTCTTTTGAACCATTTCCAAATCGTCAAGCCAAATACCTACAGCAACTCGCATGTATAAATGTTGAGGAGTTTCTGCGACCTCACCAAACATTTTTAACAAGTAACTCTTCTCCAATGTTTTAAAACCGAAGTAATCAAAATTAAAATCACGATCGTGAACAACCATAGCGTCTAGTTCTTTTGCGTGTTCAGTAATTACTTTGTATACTTGATCTGAAATCATACCAGCTTTATCCCCTGTTTTAGGATTGATGTAGTGGTATAATTTGTCAACTGTGTTGGTGAATCTTTTATCAACCCTTTTGTACAACGAGGTGATCACAATACGTGCTGCTAGTGTTGAATAGTCTGGGTGACTGGTCACCAGCGAGGCTGAGGTTTCAGCTGCTAATCTATCTAGTTCTTCGGTTGTGACCCCATCGTACAAACCAGCAATTACTTTTTTAGATACTTCAAAATAGTCAACATAATCTTCGTTCAAACCATAGGTTTGCTTTTTAATTCTTGATGAAATTTTTTCAAACTTCACATATTCTCTAGTACCGTCTCTTTTTACAACTTCCATTATTTTCAATTTTAAAAATCTTCTTCAAAATTTAATTCTTTGTTTTCAATCACATCACCCACACCTCTTTTGGAATAATCTGAAACTCTCTTCTCAAAGAAGTTTGTCTTATTTTCCAAAGCGATATTTTGCATAAAATCAAATGGGTTTTCAGAATTATAAACCTTACCAATACCTAAATCAACTAGCAATCTGTCTGTGACGTATTCCAAATATTGACACATCAATTTTGAATTCATACCAATAAGATCCACTGGAAGTGATTCGGTAATAAATTCTTTTTCAATTGTTAGTGCTGAGGTAAGAATTTCCAAAACTCTTTCTTTGGATAGTTGATCTTCAATATGATGACGATACAGATGAACTGCAAAGTTTGTATGTAAGCCTTCGTCACGAGAAATCAATTCGTTCGAAAAACTTAACCCTGGCATAAGTCCACGTCTCTTCAACCAAAAAATTGAACAAAATGAACCAGAGAAGAAAATTCCTTCGACCGCCGCAAACGCAATCAATCGTTCGGTGAACGAAGATGAACTAATCCATTTCAATGCCCATTCCGCTTTTTTTGCCACTGCGGGAATTGTATCAATCGCATTGAACAATATGTTTTGTTCTTCTTTATCTTTGATATATGTGTCAATCAATAGCGAATATGTTTCTGAATGGATATTCTCCATCATTATTTGAAAACCGTAAAAGAATTTGGCTTCGGTGTATTGAACTTCCTTGAGGAAATTCTCCGCAAGGTTCTCGTTTACAATGCCATCTGATGCCGCGAAAAATGCCAATACATTCTTGACGAAGTATTTCTCACCATCGTTTAATCTTTCCCAATCTGATAAATCTTGTTGAAGATCAATTTCTTCTGCTGTCCAGAAACAAGATTGGGCTTGTTTATACAACTTCCACAAATCCTCATGTTGGATTGGGAATAGGACAAAACGATTTGGATTTTCTATTAAAATCTTTTCCATAGTTAGTAAATTTAGTTTAGTTTTTTGTTTTTTCTGACAATCTTTGTTGTCTTTGTTCCATCAGTTCTTTAATTCTATCACGTTTTCTCTCTTCTTTGTTTTCTTCAAACCCTAAGAAAGTCACCGAATTTTCTGTATCAATGATAAGCATTTCGTTATCAAATTTGCAATTCTCAAACACAACACCATCTTTACCAATTCTTGATTTGGTCACAGCTATTGTTGCAAGTCCTGCTTCCTTTTGTTGAAGAGTTTTTGCAACTGTGATGATCACGTGACCAACTTGAGCTTTCTTGATTGAGCCACCCATTTGATCAGTGGTTACGATTTCGGATGAAATACTACTTCTATTTCCTTGTGTAGCAGTCCAACCAACAACACCAATCTCGTGACACATAGCTTCATATCCTCGCATTACAGATCCCTCACTTTTCCACTCATCCCCCAAGTTTTTGTCTGGAACCACACAGTCAACATAATCTAAAACAATCATATCAACAGGGTTACCATCCGCTATCATTTTCCGAACCATACCTTTGATTTGTGTCATTGTATACGTATCCGAAGCCAATTTTTTGATATACAAATTGTTTTGGAAATTGTTTTTAATTTCATCTGCTTTAGCTAAAACTTCTTCTTTGTGATTTGGTAAATCATCAGGTGCAATACCTGTCCATATAGTAAAATGTTTTCTTTGTATGACCTTCGGATTATCTTCAAAAAATATCTGGAGTACATTATAACCTAAATTAAATGCGGTATTTGCTATTTTTGTGAGAATCGAAGTCTTCCCAACCCCGGTAGGGGCCAATATAACACCCAACTCACCTTTAGATAAACCACCCTTCAAAAGATTATCTAATCCAGGTATTCCCATCGGAATTGGGTGTCTAAAGTCTTCTCTGAGAAGATCATCCAAATCATTGAAGACATCAGAAACATTTTTGTTATTTTCACCTACTTGAAGTGCTGCTTTGATTAGTTCTTCTAACTTGTCGTAGTTTTCAAATTCTCCACTATCCAAAATCTTTTGTGATTTTGTGATAGCTTTCTGGAGTTCTTGTTGTTTACAAAACTTAAGAGCTTTTTCTTGAACAAACGCGGTACCGTCACTTGGTGCTTTTTGAATCTTAGTGATTGTGTCATTTAAGATTTTCAACATCAACTCTTGAGGAAATTCACTCTTCACTATTTGAAACAAAGTTTCAAATGACGGTGAACACTCATACTTTATGTAGTATTCTTTGATGAGTTGAACAAGTGTTTTGAAATACTTGTTTTCGAAGTGTGTTGGCTCTAAAACATCAAGGATGGTATGTGAAAATTCTTTTTCTACAATCAGTTGATTTATGAGTTGTATTTGAAATGTTTCACCTAAATATTCGAAATTCCTTGACATGTTTTATATGTTTTTATGTTTTGATAAATACAATCAAACTAGACTATAGTCAAGGTAATTTGTCTCTAATTCTTCAGATGAAAATATGTCAGTTAGGTCTCGAAGTACACTTTTTACTTGCTGGCGTATATCTACGGTGTATCTTATTTTAGGTGGGAAAATTTTTGCATCTAACGATCTATGACAAATTGTCATATTATCTTTTAAAATTTTAAAGTGAAAAACTTCTGGGCCTTCGGTCATAGAGGTTTCTAGTATGGATGGATCCTCCATAATTTCATTAGCTAGATCCATCATATAAACAGTTGTTCTCATTTTTTGATCGAGTAAAAACTCATGAGAAAAATCCCTAAGATATTCATATACATCCATAGACCTCTCGGCATCTTTGTTGTAATTTTTTACGTTAAAATATCTTTGAATTACAATATTATTATTAAGTGTAATCAAAAATTCTAACTTTACTAATTCTTGTTCTTTCATAATTTCTTTGATTTAATTAAATATAAGGTGTTTTTTTGGTTTTTCAAATTTTTTTGTTAATTATTTTGTTCTC